ACGCACCCGCCTGGAACGGGGCCATCACCGGAATTCAGGCCGCTTAGTCGGCCCAGGCCGGACCCCTCTGATCGTCCGCGGCCCCTCGGGTGCGGGGCCGCGGACACCCCACCCCTTCCATCAAGGAGCAGCCGCCATGACGCGACTGTGCATGCCCGACGGCGCCTGCCGCGGCATCGACATCCAGGGCGCCCAGACCGGGGCGACCACCGCCTACACCCCGGGCCGGGACGGCACCGTCACCGTCGACAACCCGCAGCACGAGCGGGCCCTGCGCGAGTACGGCGCCTTCCCCGCCAACCTCGGCGGCCGCACCCGCGGCGGATACCGGTGCCCCGCCTGCGGATTCGGGTCGTACGTGAAGGCCTGTTCCCGCTGCGGCGGGACCTGCGAAAGGGAAACCTGACATGCCCCCCAGGAAGCGCGCCGCGAGCGCACCGAAGACCGAGCCCGCGCAGGAGCCGGAGACCCTCGAGGCCGCCGACACCGCCGACACCGCCGGTGGCGATGCGGCCGCCGAGCCCGACGAGGCCCCCGCAGACGACAGCGCGGACCAGACACCGGACGCCCCGAAGGCGGAACGCGGCGACGTGCAGGCCGCCGGCAAGCCGTGCCAGGAGTGCTTTCCCAACGGCTGGCCCGAGGGCGCCTTCTCCGTCGGCTGCACCCACGGCACCTACGTCCGCAAGCAGGACTGACCTGGAAGGAGGGTGGGCGTGCTCGCCACACCGTACGTGTCCGCCGCGGCGTTCCGCGCCCACCCCACCTACCTCGACACCGACGGCCTCATCCCCGACAACCCCGACCCTGACGCGCAGACCGCCCAGCTCACGAACCTGCTGCTGGAGGCGTCGACGTGGGCTGACGACGTGTGCGACCAGCCGCTCGGCGCGCACCTGTACACGCAGTCCACGCGGGTGCGCGCGGACCGGGCGGGCATGCTCCGCGTCCACGCCGACCACAAGCCCGTCCAGGCGGTGGCCAGCGTCGCCTACGGGGCGTCCCCGACGTCCCTGACCGAACTGGCCTCCCCGGAGGTCTGGGTGGAGGACGACGCCAACCTGGTGATCACCCTCAGTGGTGCGTCGACCGCCTGGTCCGGTTCCCTACAGGTGGGCTTCGGCGCATCACCCGGCTCGGAGATGTTCACCCGCCTCGGGATCGTGTCCGGCTATGTGGCCACCCAGCTGTCGGCCGCCGCGACGGCGGGGGCCACCAGCCTCACGGTGGCGGACCCCACCGGCATCGAGGCGGGGGGCCGGTACCGGATCTGGGAGCCGGGCCGGGAGGAGACCGTCACGGTCTCACCGCTGTGGCAGGCCCCCATCCCGTCGACGATCCCGGCCGCTACCGCGGTGCTGCTCGCGGAGCCGCTCGCCCACGACCATGACGCGGGCCACGACTTCTCCGGGATGACCGCCGATCTGCGGCTTGCGGTCGTCAAGTACACGATTGCGCTTCTGCTGCGGCCGGACAACACGGCGCAGGACGAGTTCCCGGACGCGGCCACCACCTCCAGCACGCGCGGCAAAGACTCGCGGCGTACCGGGCTGGGTCTCATCAGCGAGGCCCGCAAGATCCTCAACTCGTATCAGCGAGTCAGGTAGGTGGCGCCGTCGTGAGCATTCAGACGGTCCTGGACGGCATCTGCCGCTACTACGGCGGCCCGTACGACGAGCAGACCCGCACCTACCGGTCCTCGCAGCTGTCGAAGTACGGCGTGGGCATCGTGAGGCGGGCGTGGGCGAAGGACGACAACCTCGCCGACTACTTCCACGGCCAGGACGCCGGCGCGCGCACCGGCTGCCAGATCGTCGTGTACATCCCCCGCAGCAGCGAGACGCGTTTCGCGGTCGCCGGCGCCACCGGCGGCATGAAGAACGTGGTGTACGAGGTGCAGCTGTGCTGCTACATCCGCTCCCGCACTCCGCATGCGGAGGACGCCCAGGACGACGTGCATGCGCTGCGGGACGCCCTGGTCGAGCACCTGCGCGCGGACCGCACTCTCGGCGGCGCGGTCTTCGAGGCCGGTGAGCACGTCGACGGCGGCAACGGGTCGATCGATATCGACTACGGGCAGCCGGAGACGAAGGCCCAACTCACCAAGTCGTTCCTGCTGATGACGTTCCCGGCGCTGGAAATCGTCCAGGCCTGACAGGCCGCCGGGCATCCCCCCTGTTTGTCCCCCTCTGTTCCTCACTCTGCCGGAGTTCCGCATGCCCGCGAAGCCTGCTGCCGAAGAGCCGGAGCGCACTCCGGCCCCCACCCGCACCACCGAACCCGCCACGCCGGATGCGGCCAAGGCCGCCGAGAAGCCGGACGAGGTGCCCGAGGGGCGTCTGCCCGCCGGCGTGTACGAGTTCACCGGGACGCTGCCCACGCAGTACCTCGAGGTGCCGCTCACCGCGCGGCCCGAGACCCCCGGCCGGGACGCCACCGACGACGAGCCGGCCAGTCCGGACGTCCCCGCGACCATCTTCGACTGGCCGTTCAGCGCCCCGGGTGACGGCCGGTGGAAGCCCAGCAAGAAGAAGCCCAACCAGCTGCCGGACAACGCCCCGGCCGACCCGGAGGAGTGACCGGTGGTCGCGACTTTTGCCAGCACGAAGCAGTTCATCGGCATCGCCCCCGAAGCCACTCAGGGCACTGCGGTGGCGATGACCGCGACCCAGCTCCTCACCACGTTCACCCCCTCCGACAAGCCCACGTACTTGAAGGACCAGTCGTGGCGCGGGTCGATGGGGACCGACGCGTTCGCGCAGATCCTCGGCGTGGGCACCGCGGACGTCAGCCTCGGCGGCCCGGTGTATGGGGACACGGCCGGGTTCTGGCTGCGGAACATCCTCGGGGATGTCGCCACGACGGGCACGCCGACCGGGACCGGTTCCACGACGTTGTCCGCGCAGGCCGCGGCCGGGGCCACGTCGATCTCGACGGTGGCGTCGATCCCGGCGGCGACGCTGGTGCAGATCGGCACCGGGGCCACCGCTGAGATCGTCACCACCGGCACCCCGTCCGGGGCGGGCCCCTACACCATTCCGATCACCACACCGTCAACGGGCCTGGTGTACGCGCACGCCTCCGCGCAGACCGCGGTCCCGGTGCAGTCGGCGGGCCCGTTCACCTACGCGTGGTCGCTGCTGAACTCCGGTGGCGGGCAGCCCGTCAGCCACACCCTCACCCACTCGATGGGCCCCACCGCCACGTCGGGCGCCCGCCAGTACCCGGGCTTCTGCCTCAGCCAGTTCAACTGCACGTTCAACGCCGAGTCGGAGCTGTTCGCGTGGACGGGGCAGGGCACGTCGTGGCCGTCGGTGGCCGCCGGGTCGGCGCCGACGGCGAACCCGACCACCGTCCTGCCGACCGCTTCCTGGCGCACGAAGGTCGGCATCGGCGGCCCGGCGTCCGGCGGCACCCTGGTCAACACGGTGATGGACGGTGAGGTCGACATCACCCGGGAGTTGCAGCCGGTGTTCACCGCGACTGGCAACCGCACGCCGTACATCATCCAGCGCGGCGGCCTCAGCGTGGCGGGCAAGCTCAACTTCGGCGCAGTCAGCGACGAGTCGGTGCTGCTGTACATGTTGAACAACACGCAGCCCCAGGTGCAGATCGTGTGCGACAACGGGGGCGTCGGCGCCGCCCAGGTCGTCGTCCAGATCGACATGCAGTCCGCAGTGTTCACGCAGGCCGACCCCGACACCTCCAAGGCCGCCGTCGGCTACCAGGCCAGCTTCCAGCCCAACTTCAACACCACCAACGCGGGCGGATCCGGCGGCCAGTCCCCGATCAAGGTGTCCGTCACCTGCGCCGTCGCACCCGGCTCCTTCTGACTCGCAAGGCCGGCCCGTCCCTTCCCCCTGATCTGCGGCCCCGGAGTGGAAGGGCTTCGGGGCCGCACCCTCCCTTCCACCGAAAGGCACCACCGCCATGTCCGAGCGCCAGCCCCTGGCCACCGAAGGCTCCTGGGTCAAAATCCGCGACCCCCACACATTGAGGTCCGGAGACAAGCGGAGCGTCCTGCGCGCGATCCGCGACAACGCCGAAGCCGGCGAGGTCGCCCTCAGCATGCTCGACGCGATCGCCACCGTCGCCGTCGAGGCGTGGAGCCTGCAACTCCCGGTCCCGTCGCAGGACATCAAGGTCCTGGACCTGATGGAGATCGGCGACTACGACAAGCTGTCCCAGATGCTCGGGCCGACACAGGACGCCCTGTTCCCGACCCCGGTCGAGGAGACCCCGGAGCAGGCGGCGGACGAAGCGTCCCCTACCGAGCCTTCCGCCGGATCGTAGCCCGGTTGGAAGGACGCCCCATCCCCGGCAGCGACACCATCCCGATGACGCTGCTGGAACAGGTCGCCGACTACGCGTGGTTCGCGGAGCGGTGGGGCTGGCCCCCGTCCGTGGTGGACGAGCAGCCCGCATGGATCGTCGAGCGGCTGCCGACCCTTGCGATCGCATTCGACGAGGCGAAGGCGACCGCGCAGGAGCAGGCCAACGCGCAGGCCGCCCAGCCGCAAGGGGGGTAACCCCGGTGGATGTCAGCGTGAACGTCCAGGGCGCCGATCAGCTCGCGGCCGCCCTGGACCGGATAGCGCTGCGGGTCCGCACCGCGACCCGCTCCGGCGCCAAGGACGGGATCCGGCTCGTGCAGCGGCGCGCGTTCGTGCAACTGTCGCGCTACTCCCACCCCCCGCACACGCCCACCCCGTCCCCGCCCGGCCAGCCCCCCGCCCGGATCAGCGGGCATCTGCGGGGCTCGCTGTCCCCGACCGGCCCCTACCCGACTGGCGGGGGCTTCGGCGGGAAGGTCGGGCCGACGGCCGTGTACTCGCGCATCCAGGAACTCGGCGGGCAGACCGGCCGCAACCACTCGGTGACGCTGCCCCCGCGCCCCTACATGCGGCCCGTCCACAGGCAGGTCATCGCCGACGGCTCGCTGCGCCGCATCTTCGTCGGCGCCTGGCGCCGCGCCCTCTGACCCCCACCCCACCGCCTGCGCCTGCTGGCGCAACCGACCAGAGGGGGAGGGGCAGTGTCCGACTACCTGGACCCGGTGATCGTCGAGCTCGAGGGCCGCGACCAGAAACTCCTCGAAACGCTGCGCCGCGCCAAGGAGGCGGTGCGCCGCTTCACCGCCGAAGTCGGCCGGATGAACGCGGGCATCGACGTCAAGCTCGATGACGCCTCGGTACGGCGGGTCGAGGCCGCGCTTGCCCACCTCACACGGGACCGGACCGTCCGTATCCTGGCCGACGCCGACACCCGGGTGGCTGCGGCCGACCTGGACCTGCTGACGCGGGCCCGGCAGGCGCGGGTGACCGCGGATGCCGACACCCGTACGGCAGCCGACGACCTGGCGCTGCTGACCCGCCCCCGCACGGTGACGATCCATACCAACACGACGGGTGGCAACCAGCCCAACGGCCCCGCTCCCGGCCCTGGCCGAGGCGCGGGTTCGGGCAGTGGCGGAGACGCCAGCCTGAAGGGGCTTTTGACGCTGGCCCCCGCGCTGGCCCCGATCGCCGCACAGGCGACCGTGCTCGCCGCGCAGATGGGCGCGGCCACCGTCGCCGTGGGCGCGTTCGGAGTGGCCGTCAAGTCCCAGCTGTCGTCCCTGTCCGATGCCGCGGACGCACAGACGAAGTACACCGAGGCGGTCGCCAAGTACGGGCCCGCCTCCACGCAGGCGGCGCAGGCCCAGCAGCAGATGTCTCAGACCCTTGCCGCGATGCCCGCCGCGACGCGGCAGACCGCCGGAGCGTTCCTCAACCTCAAGAGCGACTTCAAGTCCTGGTCGGATGGCCTCGCGAAGTTCACGATGGTGCCCGTCACCCAGGGCATCAGCGTCCTGGATGCACTGCTGCCGAAGCTGTCACCCCTGGTGAAGGACACGGCAGCCCAGTTCACCCGGCTGACCACCATGCTGGCCGGGGGCGTCAACAGCGGCGCGTTCGACGGGCTGATGGCCCGGTTCACCACGTTC